GAACAAGCATTAAAAAAGATGTCGAAGAAAAACACGACAGAAAATTAACCAATCGACAGATGACTTTTGCAAGGAATATTGTTGAAGGGATCTATTCAAATGCGGAAGCAGCAAGGCAGGCAGGATATTCACCAGAACTTGCAAATGAAAGAGCTTCTGTTTTGTTGAATGGTCGGGATTATCCTCATGTTGTTGAGTACATCGAAGAACTGAGAGAAGAAAGAGAAAGACGATATGGGGTCACAACCATCGGTCAACTTGAAAGACTTTATGCGTTATCAAGAGGTGCAGAAGAAGCAGGTCAATTTTCTGCGGCAATCAACGCTGAGAAAATTAGATCAGCTTTGGGTGGTCTGACAATAGATCGAAGAGAAAATATAAATACAGTTGATCAGATGACGAGGGATCAAATTGTTGCAAGGTTGGATAACCTTCGAAAGCAATATCCACAGGCATTTGAGATTGAGGCAGAATACAAGGATATTACACCAGATGAGCAAAGGTCCAGAGGCGAACTTTTGGAGCATGATCCGAAAGAGCTTACCGAATAAATGTTTCGCAACCCGAATTGAAAACAAACATGGGGGCGGTGTTCCAGATGTCCATATTATCTGGGATCACTTGCCTATATGGTTGGAATTGAAGACAGTAAAAAACAACGCTGTTAAAATTTCTCCTCATCAGATCGCGTGGCATATGGCATATTTTGCCCGAGGTGGTGCAAGTTACTTCTTGGTCAAGCACCTCTCTTCAAGACACCTATATTTATTTGAAGGCAGGTCTGGCCCCAGTCTCATGGAGCACGGAATCGCATCCCAGGACGCCAAAAGATTCGATGACCTCGATGCTATGTTCAATGCCCTTCGCCCCCACGCGGCGAGTATATTGAGTCCTAAGCCGGATGCCCTGCGGCCTCTCGCGCCGCGTCCCCCTGACCTAAGACCAACGGTCTAGGGTCAAGAACTGTGTCGCTTGCGACTCAATTTCTATCGCGCCATTGCGCGAAAGCGATCCGCCATGGCGGACGCACATTATGATAGTAGTAGAAGGAGCCGAAGCTCCCCCTGGTTATTGAAACAAGCTGTAGTATTCATACCCTCTTAGGAACGAACCAAAAGAGATGTCATGTTCTTGTGCGTATTCCCATTCGTCACGAAACTGTTGAGCGTCATCGCCCTGTAGGGCGAATGACCAACCTGCTTCGTACTCGTGAACTTCGAGTGCCCAACCATGATCTTTGATTGTATAGCCACCTATCCTCATGCGCTCAACTCCCGATACCAACCATCTTCTAGCAATATCTCATCATAGTTTAGCGCCATCACCACTGCCTCTTCAAACGGATGCCCATTGGCTACGTCGCAACCAATACTGTAGATCGTATCATCATGCCACTGTCTTGAGATAAGATCATCTAGTTCGGCATTCGTTAGAGGGCAGACTAGGAACCCATGTCGTAAGAACAGGGTGTTCAGATCTTCGATTCGTTTAGACATTTTTTATCTCCTCGTGCTGAATGTCATGTTGTCTTGATACGGAACGGTTTCACCATTGGGCAGATCAACAAACCAATCGTAATCTTTTTGATAAACCCCGAAACCAAGTGCAAACTGGTGACTTGCTTGGTTCATCTTACGTTTGGTGGTGACGGTCTGCCAACCGTCAGAGTTCAGAGTGACCTTGCCGTCTTTCCAAGTCACTATGTTTGTTTGGTGATACGTTACTCCGCCATACGATCCTTCGTCAAACCATGTGGTGCAGTAAGGACTTAGTCTGTTATATGCCATGTTGGCCTCCTTTTAAGTGAGGGGGCTTCAGCCCCCTCGGGTTAGATTAATCTCTAGTCAAGAACTCTTCGATCATGAACTCACTCTGGTCGCAGTTCATCTCGACCTCCTCCAGTGCGTGTTCAAGATCATCACGTTCATCGAACTCAAGTTCGTCGATATCCATATCGTCACGAATGTCCGTCGCCTGAGCGCGGACATTGTCGATAAAGCTGCTAAGCTGATCGACTTTCTTTTGGATGTCGTTTGGTAGTGTCATCTGATATCTCCTTTTGATGTTGACGACCAAGATTGTAACCCATGCAAGCTGCGATGGTCAGGTGAGGGCGAGTGTCACTGTGATGACCTTCGATCCATTGTACCAACCAGTCCCAACTTTGTGGTGTGTGAAAGAGGGCGGTTGGTGCGCCCTCATCCTTCTTCTTCATGAAGCTTCCTTTGTTTCTGGATACTCAATCACATCCGAGATGTAGACTGCGTCGTTTGTGACACGTCTTTTACCTTCTTCAATTGTCTGACGACGAGTCTGTATCCAGAACTTCAAACTCGCGTGTGCAGCTGAATACTCGCTATGTGGACCGCTTTTGATCAGATTGTCGATGATCACGGTCATCTCTTCTACATCGAGTAGAACCTTTGCGAGTGGTTTGATTTCTGTATAAGATAGTTCAGCCATGTTGGCCTCCTTTTTTTTGAAGTTAAGTACCGATCATTCGATACACTTTCAGAACATCACCTCAGCGGCGGAGTGTATAGGGGTCTAAAGATCGGCACACTTGCCGACAAGAAATGATGTTGCGTAACCTAGTCATCTCGGAACACTAAAAATGCGCCGACCCTCTTTGGTCGGCACTACACCGAGTGCGGTTATGCTACGTCATTTCGCCGCCCCTATACGCTTCGTGATCACCGCAAATCCCCTCAAGGGATTTAGCTCGGCGTTCCCGAGCGGCGGTTATCTATCCGCTGTCTTTGATAAACTTACGCGCAAGGGAAGCGCACCCAACTCATCGTTCGTGTAAAGAAGAAACGGCAATACCGTTTCTTCCACGATGAGTTTAGACGACAAAAGCGGGAGCGTCGTCGGGGTGCATCGAACAAAGTTCGATACGGTTCATGAAGGGAGATCTCTGGAGTAAGGAGTTTACCGACGCATCGACATGGCGAATCATGCCCACCTGTAAGCTCGTCGAGTGCGCCACGTTCCACCCGACGGCGTCAGGTGAGGGGTGATTCGCCATTCGGACAACGTCCGTGCGTAAGCATCCAAAAAACAAAAGGTCGAAACCTAAAATTTTCTAGCAATGTAAAGACCCCCGGGGGGTCTACAACACAGCTTGCCCCGCATGATCAAGTCCAAACAATATAGCTGTTGCTAGAAACTAGCGCGGGGGTTACTGCTGCAAATACCTTATGTATTTTTGCGGGGATGCGACCCCCACAACCCCCTTATTTGTGGTACGTCTCCTGTGTATATGTCTTATAATGTTGGTTTTGTAAATTCATTCGTGTATAATACCGTTTAAGAACGTAAGGAGAACACCCATGGCTCGTAACTACAGATCCGAGTACGACAACTACCATTCGTCTCCCAAGCAAAAGAAGAACCGAGCTGCGAGGAACGCGGCCCGTGCAACTATGATCAAGAAAAAAAGGGTCAAGAAGGGTGATGGGAAGGACGTGACGCATAAGGACGGTAATCCTAGAAACAACGGAGCGAGTAATTTGGGAGTGTTGTCTAGGAGTAAGAACCGCAGTTTCAAGCGGACGAAACGGGCAAAAAAGGCACAAATCCACTGAAAAAAATTGCGGGTGTATTTTCATTCGGGTTTGTTGTAGAGTGATGACAAAAGAATGGAGCTTGTACCATGAGTGTTAAAAAACGTAATTCTTCTGTTCCTAGAAAAACGAATATAATGGGTCAGCCTCATTATTTGGCGTATATTAATAGGGAAGAGGGTCAGCTTTTAAAAGGTCTTGGTGGTGCAGGCATCCCTGGTCCTGGGGGCATTCCGGCATATCCTCCTGTGACTCAAAGTGGTCCAGGTGCTAACGTTGGACCGAGCACTTCTACGACGAAGAGAAAAAGTTTAGCTGAAAAAAGACGAGACAGAGAACGTAAAGAAGCGGCAGAAGAGCAACGAAGATTAGCGGAAAAAGTTGGTACGGTAGAACAGGATGAAAATGGAAATTGGTACGCTGTAGTTCAAATTGAAGGATCGAATGCTTTTGGTCGAGATTACAGTATTGATCCGAAGGATAACAGCCAAGGACCGACGTTTGGGAAGAATGTATCTGACAAAATAGAAGATTTGTTTCCTGAAGAAGTAGCTGCGGCGGGTGGATCTTCTGATTATGTTGGTAGTATTACAGACACTTTTAAGGACACGGATGTAGATTCATTGGGCTATGACCCTGCTACTGGGACATACAATCCAGTTGTTGAGGCTCCGTCAGATATTGCTCAACCTGGGGACACGGATATACCCGAGGTTACGACGGAACTCATTGAGGGTGAGGACTATACACCTACGGCGGCGGAGTTAGCGGCGCAATTAGAACAAGCGGGATTAGATGATTTAAGGACCGACTTCTCGGACATAGACTACACCACGACGGCTACTGGTGATGACTTTGACATCGGAGCTATGATGAATCTTGACGATGCGACGGAGGGCACTGCTTATTCGGACGATGAATTTAGGGATGACGGTCCTGGGTTCTTCCGACCTGGTCAGGGTGGTTTTGAGGTTGCGGGTGTGACGGATGCCGGAATGTTGCCAGTCAAAACGTTACAGTCAGTGTTTGAAAGTTTAGGTCAGTCTGTCAAAGGTATTCCGGGTGCTACGGATGATTTCATAGAAAAACTCATAGAGTTTGGATATGACGTTAAAAAAGACCCTCAAGGTGTTTTAGATGGATTTGTAAACGCATTGAGCACAGCATCTAACACCTATGAGGTAATTAATCCTGAAACGGGAGAACTTGAGAGCGTGAACATTGCTCCTTTGTCCGATGCGGAGAAAGAAGAGCTTTTGATGAATTTGCCTGTTTCCATTGCAGACAATACAAGAGAAAGCGTTGAGTTTACTTTTTTCTCTGACAATCTCCAAGCAGACAAAATAGGAAATGCTCTTATTGGTATTGGTGACAATATCTATGACACGCTTAGTGACGAACAAAAAGAAAGAATTGAAAAAGCGACTGTTACTGGAGATTTTAAAGATTTAGTAAACTTTATCACTGGTCAGTCATCTGCCATGACGGCGGACGGAAGCACAGTAGCTGAAAAATTTGGGGAAGATCCGGCTGCGTTAACTGCGTCTTTATTAGGACAAGCAGGCGATTTGGCGGTAGATTTAGTTATCTATCGTCTTTTTGGCAAAGTAGCAGCGGGTGTTACAGGTTTTGGTGAAGGATATGAGGCTAGTTCTGCTCAGATACGAGAAGAGATAATAGATTCATACGTAAACGGAGAACTAAGAGACTCAGCGGAATTTAAATCACTTCAGTCGCAATATGGAAGTGACGCTGCTGCCCTCGAAGCTTTAATGGACAAAGGTGACAAGTATGCAGCTATGGCGGGTGGCACAGAGGCGGTTCAGGATCTCTTGTTAGGTAAGATCACTTTTGATTTTGGTAAAGGAATTGGTAAAGTTATTGGTGCTCCTGTAGTAGGTGGTCTAACGGAGTCAATCACCGAGGGTACTCAAGAAGCGATCACCAACTTTGGCAGTAAGAATCTTGCGGATAACAAGATTGATGTTGGTAAAGATGTCATGACTGTTATGGCTCAAGCCTTGTTTCCTGGTATGGGAGCAGGGAGCTTTGGGGCTGCATCCACTAGAACGTTTACCAAGGACGATCTTCAGGAAATTATTGACGCTGCGGGTGCAAGTGAGTCCACGGTTCTTTCTACTTTTGTGAATAAGGTTCTCGATGGTGAGATTATAAATGTTACTAACGACGGTAGCGGAAACCTGATGATGAGCACACAAAAGGGTGAGGTTATTATTGGTGAAACGGATTACACCAAAGCAAGTTCAGATGAAGTAAAGGTAACGACGCCTTTTGGTGATGTTGTTACGGTAAAACAAACAGATGATGGCAACTTCATCTTTACCAACGAAACAAACGGACAAACAAAGTTTTCGAATATTTTCAACGCCCAAGCTATGACAGACTTTATAAACGAAACGAATCCGGCGGGTTTTGGTGGAGAAGGTACTACTGTTAGTGATCAGGATATCATTGAGGGTAGTTCAGGTGCTGAATTAAATAACAAATTTACAACCAGTGACGGAATAGTCGTAGACGAAAACTTTGATAAGAACCAAAAACTCAGTGATTTTGGACAAGTTGGCGGTGGAATAGGTTCTCTTAACACAGGAAACAATCTCACCAATGCTAATAACACCAGTATCTCAACTGCAAACGACGGATCTACAGTTATCTCCACGTTGAACAACGATGGAAGTACCACTGTGAGTGTTGTGAACAATGACACAAACACAACGGACACGGTCACAGTTGATAACAATACAAACACGGAAGTCACGGTGGGCGGTGTAAATGTAGCTGTGAACACGACTACCACGGGTGGTTCAAACGTAAATGTTACAGGAACCACGACTACAGATACGACTACAGATACTACCACAACGATCACTACGCCCACGATTGATGTACCAATAGAAGAAGACACAACGACATTTGATCCAATTGATACTGTATTTGTTCCTGAAACATCGTTTACACCCAATGGCGGTGGTGGCGGTGGAGAAACAACCACAGACGACAAAATTGGAGAGCAAGATCCAGGGTACACGTCTGGAATAGCGGGATTATCTGGAGCGAGACCAACGGTTGCTCCATATTATCAACCGCAACAGGTAGGAGATTATTCTTTCTACACACCACAACCAGGGATTACGCAAGTTGTGCCTGCGGGACCCGTGTTTCAAGAAACTCCTCAATCGTACCTTGCACCTACGGCAACGCCTCAATATGGCTATGGGTATATCGCACCGAATGCAGACCTTGAGTATTTGAAAGAACTGGCAAGGATTCAAGGCACTGGGGCAGAGAAACTACCATCAGAAGCTCTAATTAATAACGAATGAACCTACAAGCGTTACCAGAAGAAGCTCTAAAAGAGATACTGGCCCTCACAGAGGCTAAGAAAAAACTAGATTTGCGTGAGAAAGCGCAAGAAAAGTTCATGCCTTTTGCCCATCATGTGTATGAAAACTTCATTGAGGGCAGACATCACAGGATTATTGCAGAAAAACTGGAACAAGTGGCGCAAGGAAAGCTCAAGCGGTTAATTATCAACATGCCACCGCGTCATTCCAAGTCTGAGTTTGCTAGTTTCTTGATGCCTGCATGGTTTTTGGGGCGCAATCCGAAGCTCAAAATCATCCAAGCCACGCACAATACGGAACTTGCGGTGCGTTTTGGTAGAAAAGTGCGGGATTTGATTGACGATCCCGCTTACAAAGAGATTTTTCCTGACACAAACCTTAAAGAAGACAACAAAGGTGCGGGAAAATGGCAAACAGACAAGGGCGGTGAGTACTTTGCAGCGGGTGTTGGGGCTGCGGTAACTGGTCGTGGTGCGGATTTGTTCGTTATTGACGACCCACACTCGGAACAAGACGCCATGAGCGAGAGCGCATTTGACAATGCGTATGAATGGTACACCTCTGGGCCTCGACAGAGGCTTCAACCGGGTGGTGCAATTATAATTGTTATGACTCGATGGGGTAAAAAAGACTTGACAGGCCGTTTGATGGCGGCACAGGGCAGTGATGTCATGGCAGATCAGTGGGAAGTGGTAGAATTTCCGGCGATTTTGCCGTCTGACGCCCCATTGTGGCCTGAATTTTGGGAAAAAGACGCATTATTGTCGATCAAAGCGTCTCTTCCAGTAGGAAAATGGAATGCACAGTGGCAACAGACGCCAACTACGTCCGAATCGGCCATAGTTAAGAGAGAATGGTGGCAACCATGGGAAAAAGAAGAGATTCCGCCGGTAAAATACATACTTCAGTCGTATGATACGGCGTTTTCCAAGAAAGAATCAGCCGATTACAGTGCGATTACAACGTGGGGGATCTTTGAGCCAGAGGAAGGTGGGCCAGATAACATCGTTTTACTGGATGCGCAGCGTGGAAGGTGGAATTTTCCAGAGTTAAAAGAGACTGCATACCAAGAATATGAGTATTGGGAACCTGATATGGTGCTTATTGAGGCCAAAGCGACGGGTACTCCGTTGATAGATGAACTGCGTCTCAGGGGTATTCCGGCACTTGGTTTTTCCCCAGGAAAGGGAAAAGACAAGGTAACTCGTATGCACATGGTTGCGCCATTGTTCGAAGCAGGTGTAGTATGGGCACCAGTAGACAAGAAGTTTTCGGATGAAGTAATTGAAGAAGTAGTGTCATTTCCTAATGGCGATCATGATGACTTTTGTGATAGCATGACACTAGCACTAATGAGATTTCGCCAAGGAGGGTTTATATCTTTACTTGGTGAAGAAGAAGAAATGGAAGATTATCGTCCTAGACGGGAGTATTATTAATGGCACTACCACCACTCGTAGACTCAGGAATTAGACCCGAAGATATGATGGCTGATGAAACGTCAGTTGATGTATCTGTACCACAGCCCCAAAGTTTTGAGGGTGGTGCGGAGATAATAGACGATGGTCAAGGCGGGGCAATCATTCAAGCTCTTTCAGAACAGATGATGACAGAGGTTTCTATTGAACCAGAACACGATGCGAACTTAGCAGAGTTTTTAGACGAGGCGTATCTTGGAGAGATCTCTTCCGATCTGAGAGCATCTTACGAAGAAGACTTGGAGTCTCGTTCTGAGTGGGAAGACACTTACACAAAAGGTTTGGATCAGCTTGGTGTTAAGCATGAGGAGAGATCTCAACCGTTTGAAGGTGCCTCTGGAGTTACGCATCCGTTGATTTCTGAAAGTGTTACACAGTTTCAAGCACAAGCATACAAAGAGTTATTGCCTGCGGGAGGCCCAGTTCAAACACAAGTTCTGGGTCTTCAGGATGCAGAACGTGAGGAACAAGCCTCTCGAGTTAAAGATTTCATGAACTACCAGATTACAGAAGTGATGGAGGAGTTTGATCCTGACATGGATCAATTACTGTTCTATCTTCCTTTGTCTGGATCAACCTTTAAGAAAGTATATTTTGATGAAGCTAAACAACGTCCAGTATCTAAATTTGTCCCCGCACAGGACTTGGTCGTACCATATGCGGCTTCTGACCTACAAACTGCGTCGAGAGTCACACACGTACTACGAATGGATGCTAACCAGATCCGAAAAATGCAGATCGCAGGTTTTTATAGAGATGTAGAACTAAACAAGCACGATGAAGAAGAAAACGAAGTTCGTCAAAAGATAGACGAAATACAAGGCACATCTCGTGGATACACGGATGATGTGTTTACTATATTGGAAATGCACGTTGACTTAGACCTAGAGGGGTTTGAGGATATGTCGCCTGATGGAGAACCCACAGGGATTGCCTTACCGTATGTTGTAGCCATAGACGAGGGATCGGGACAGGTTCTTTCAGTTCGCCGTAATTTTGAAGAGGGCACAGAACTTGCTAAAAAGATGCAGTACTTTGTGCACTATAAGTTCATGCCAGGATTGGGATTCTATGGCTTTGGACTCATTCACATGATTGGTGGTCTTGGTCGTGCGGCAACGAGTATCCTTCGACAGTTGATTGATGCGGGTACACTTGCCAACCTCCCGGCAGGATTCAAGGCTAGGGGTGTAAGGGTTCGCAACGACGACGAGCCGTTACAACCGGGTGAGTGGCGGGACATAGATGCACCGGGCGGCAATATCAGGGATGCGATTATACCGCTACCCTACAAAGAACCCTCTGGAACCCTCGCACAGCTTCTAGGATCGCTTGTAGAGGGCGGTAGACGCTTTGTTTCACTTGCTGACCAACAAACCTCTAACATGAATCAGGAGGCTCCTGTGGGCACCACAGTGGCTCTCCTAGAGCGTGGCATGAAGGTTATGTCTGCAATTCACAAGAGATTGCACTACGCTCAGAAGAACGAGTTTCGTATATTAGCTAGAATTTTTAGAGATAACTTACCTCAAGAGTATCCATATGACGTATCTGGTGGAGATCGTAGGATTATGGCCTCAGACTTTGATGGTCGTGTGGATGTTGTCCCAGTAAGTGATCCTAACATCTTCTCGATGGCACAACGTGTAACGTTGGCTCAAACGCAGTTGCAACTTGCTCAATCTAACCCACAAGTTCACAATCTGCACGCAGCGTTTCGTCGTATGTATCAGGCACTTGAAGTCCAGAACATAGACGAGATTCTTCCTCCTCCTCCGCAGCCACAGCCTTTAGACCCCCTCATCGAAAACGCTAGGGCTTTGACAGGGGAATTGCTACAGGCGTTTGATGGGCAGAATCATGATGCTCACATCGAGATACACTTGATGTTTATGAAAACACCTATTGTTATGACTTCTCCGCAAGTCATCGGTATATTGATGGGACATTTACAAGAACACATTTCCAAGAAAGCTCGTGAAATGGTGCTTTCTGAAATA